ACGACAATATGTAGCAACGAAGCCGGGGTATCTGTTCCGATCCCGACGCTCCCTGCTGCGGTCACCAGACCGTTCGATGGATGCAACGCTGTTACAGCCGCTGGCGCCGCAGTCACAGTCGTGGACGGAGCGAAGGTGACAGCCGTGTCGCCGAGAGCCTCAACAGTGAAGGTGATGGTTCCGGTGGCTGCGATGCTGATCTGGCGGAACCGCAAGTCGAAACCCGTGCCAGTTCTCCGAATCTCCAACGCGAAGTCGTTTGTAGTCGCCTGGTTGGCGCTCATGTCGGCTGGGAGCACCTTGTACCAGGTGTTGCTCGTGCCCATCGAACCGCTAGCAGCGATCTCGTAAACCTTGGTGACAGAGGTGCCGAACGAGACGCCTGCCGACAGATGTGCGTGGACCCTAAGTTCTACTGAGAACGCGCCGCCGGACGGCGCGAAGGTGCCAACATCAACGGTGTCGGTTGCATTGGTGGTAGTTGTACGAACGCCGGTATGAACGGACCGGGTGCCAGTGACCATAGGCTGGCCGGAGGGAATCGTGATGCCAGCAGCAGCAGTGATCAGGTTGCTGAACGTCTTGGCGCCGCCGACCGTCTGACCTTGCAGCAGGTCCACGAAGCCGGAGTTGACCTGTGCCTGACCGATGCCGTTGTTGGGAACGCTGAATGTGACCGCGCCGGTCGCACCAGACACCGCCACAGTGCCACTGCCGACCGCGGACGTGACTGGAGTGGACGGCGAACCGTGCGTGTGGTCCTGGCGGGCGTATGGCAAGTTCGTGCCGACCGCTGCCGACTGACCATACGATGTCTCCGACACAACCGTCGTCGCAGGAGTCGCACCGAGAATGACCCGCTTGTCGGTGATGTTCGCGTTCAAAATGGAGGCGGCTGCCGCAGGAACCCAAACCGCCGCCAGCAGCGTCTTGCCCGCTGGGATGGCCGGGAATACCGGCGATGCCGCGGGCGTGCCGTGTGTCACGGTTACCGCGCCGCCGCCGAAACTCACCAGCGCCCAACGCGGGTTGGTCGCATCGGCAGTGATTGCTTGATTGCTGACGCTGCCGAGACTGCTTAGTGTCCCGACGCTGTAGGCCGACCCGGTTGCAACATCGACAGACAGGTTTGCACCGGCTGCACGCTGCGTGACGAGCAGACTGCCGGTGACAACACCGGTGAGGTTGAATCCCGCAACGATCGCATCGAAGTCGACCGAGTCAGGCGCAGCCTGCTCGATGAACGATGCATTGGCGTAATCGGGGATCGTAAGGACCATTTAGCGGCCCCGCGGACTACGAGAGCGTCTTGGTGTAGGAGCCCGACGCGATCGTGAAGGTGTCACCAGCGTTCGTCGTCTTGGATGCGGTGAGCGCACCGAACCAACGCCGGATCGGCGTACCGGTCGAGTCGAACTCGTCCACGCCGGTCACACCCGAGCCACCCTCGGCGGGCATGTTGGTGTAGGTCAGCGCCACGTTGGACGCGATCGCACCCGCGGCAGCAGCGGCGAATGTGATGGTCTGCCGGGCGTAGGAACCGCCAGTGACCTCGGTGCCCGCTGCTGATGCCGTGCCGGTCGCCGTGTCCAACGCGACCTTGATCGGGCCGGTCGGGTTGGGGTAGGACGTCTTGCCGGACGACGCCTCCAGGATCGCGTTCGCCTCGACCGTGACGAGGTTTGCCATCTGAGGTCAGCCCTTCTCGCGCGCCGAGCGAATGGCCTCGACATGTTCGGCGTGGATCTGGAATGCCTCTTCGTGGTTGACCACGGTCATCCCGGCTTTTCTCGCCTCGGACTCGCGCGCCTTACGTGCCTGCGCCTTGGTGAGCGTGCGTTGCAGCACGTCGCCTCGCAATTCGAACTCGCCGGGCTCGATGTCGATCAGGTGATCCGGCGTCTCCAGATCGGCCGCCTTGCCCTTGACCGATCCGTCGTGATGGTCGAGCATGTCCTGGCAATGGTCGCAGCCCATTGCCGCGTGGCAGTCGAAGTGGTAGCCGATGTCGGTCGGCGCCTGCACCGGCACCTGCCCGCCGCCCGGAAGAGTCGCCATCTGCACCGGACCCGGGATCCCGATGACGAGGTGACGCGGGTCAGCGTCGGCGCCCTTCGGGTCACCGGTCTTGCAGGCAGCACACACATGACTCACGTCGTTGGGTGCAACATCGACTCGCGCCTCGCGCGCTTCGGTGAGTTGTGACATCGGGTCGACCCCTTCGTTATGTCTGGCGGAAGCCTAGCACGGTGTCCGCGACTGACGCGAGCGCAGCGGACGATGTCCGTTGCGTGAAGTCATGCCGCTGACTCGTGGTGCTCTACCTGCTGTCCCTCGTGCGGCTGACGAGGCACGATCATCGGCAACACGTCGCATTCGCAACCGGTATGGTCGCCCGGGTAGTAATGGCGACTCTTGGGGAAGGTTGGATGCGAGTTGGCCAGCACCTCGTCCTGCCAGGTGCTGAATTCCAGCCCGTCGAGGTCCAGATGCGGTTGGAAGTGGTTGTCGCTGATGCCGTAGACCCAGCGGTAGCCTTTCGGATCGCCGTCGACCTTCTCGCTCAGCAGTTCCACCGAACGATCGTTCAGCGCCGCGCCCGGCTGCGGACCGACCTGTGTCGGCCGTTGTGGATTCGCGCCGCCCGCCCGAGCCAGCGCCAGCCGTACGTCGTCCATCGGGACCTTGGGAAGGTAGCCATCCGTCTCCTGCCGGAACATGGCCTTCAGCATGAACGCCGCCAGCATCGGCTTCAACACCGACCAGGAGGTCGTCACGTCGGCCAACTCGCCGAACGCGTCGATCCCGAGCACCTTGGCCGCTGATGCCTGCGCCTGGGTCACTGACTCGACGTACTTGGTACCCGCCTGGTCTAACGCGTCATTGACCAGTTGCTGCTCGGTGTATCCAGCCGCAGTCACCGCCTGGGGGCCGAGCACGGCGGCCACCTGCGACTTCGGCACATTGCGGACCTTGGCCATCATGCCCGGCTTGTCCCGTAGTTTCGATACCAGCCGGGATCCGGCTTTCTCCAGCGCTCGCTCGGTCATGTCGGTGAGCATGGTCTGCAGCGATGCGCGCAGGTTCCGTTCGACGCCTAACAGACGCTTCAATTCGCGCTCGCCCAGCGTCTTTGCCGGTGCGCTCACTCCACCGGCGGCAACCAGATTGCTCGGTGCTGGGCTGCCCTCCGGGGGCGGAGTTACGCCACCTCCCTCGTCCTGGGGAAGCACTGTGCCGGGCCGACCGGGCAGCGCGCGGGCGTCGATCGTCTTGCCGGTCGGCTGGCCCGCTGCCGCACCCGCCGGGTTGAGGTTCAGCACATGCGCCTTGACCATCTCGCCGACCACCGGCATCAGCACGGACAGCATCTGAATCGCGCTCTCCGGTGCCAGCGGCGACTTCTGTGCCAGTCGTCGGGTGACCTCTTCGTCGTCCGGCGCATCGGCCTCGCTGTAGCCGTGGTCCCGGCGCCAGGACTGGTCGCTGATCAGAATGCGGTCCCAGCCGGAGTCGGCATCCTCGGAGCGGTTCGCCGGTGCGACTACCTCGGATGCGTCGTACCAGATGGTGCAGCGGGCAACCTTGTCGGGCTCGATCCCACGGGCGATCAGCGCCGGACGTAGCCGGGTCACGGTCAGCGCCTCGCAGGCCAATACCGCGGCGGGCTCGACGTGCGCCTTGTACAGGTTCTCGCTGATCTGCTGGGCGTTGCTGTACCGCACGTTCTGGAATCCGGTGACCAGGTCCTTCGGGATGTCCAGGCCGTTGAGCAGACGATCCAGCGCGTCCTCCCGCAGTTTCACCGCCTGCTCGTCGAACGGCCGGTTGAGATCGACCTTCTTGATCGCAGTCTCCGCCATGTCGGCCGGTCCGCGCACCAGCAGCGGTAGCACCGACGACGCACTCAACTCGTCGTCGACCGGCTCGGTCATGTGCAGGACGAACTCGGATTCGAATGCGTCGTCGTCGTCCTCGGTTGCCGGATTGTCCGGGTCGTCGTCCTCCGGTGCACCGACCTCACTGGCCCGCTGGAACGACAGTTCTTCGGCTACGTACAGCAGACCGGCGTTGATCTGGCTCATTGCCGACGCCCGGATCATCCGGCTCAGCATCAGCAGTTCCTCGCAGGACAGCGCGACACCCATCAACGACGAGTCGGCTTCCTCGGTCCAGGCCGGATGCGGGCGCCAGATTCGAGCGATGAACGTGTCCTTGGGGAGTTTGATCCACTCGTTCTCGGTCATGTTCCGGCGTGGCTTGATCCGGATACCGCTGTCGTTTTCGTTGCCGCTCGGCCCGAGCACGTCGATCTGTTCGGTCGAGTAGATCCCCAACTGGTCGTTGATCTCGATCAGGTACATGTCACCGGCGACGGCCAGGTTGAGCCCGAGTGCCCGCATCAGACCGGGCTGGCCGCCATGTGCTGTGTCGAACTTCGCAGTCTCCCAGCGCGCCGCAGTGACCAGGTCGCGATCGAGATTGAGCGAGCCGATCGGCACCGGCGGACCGTCCCGGTCGTCCGGGGTGTAGGCCGCATACAGCCGGACCCGGCTCAGTGCCGATCCGAAGTAACCGAATGCGTACTTGACCTCGCCGATCGTGTCGTAATGCTTCCAGGCCAGCGACTGACGCTGAGTGTGGATTCGCAGCCGGAGCCGCTCGACCTCGGTTCTGCGGCCTAAGTTGATCCGATGCGCGGCACCGACCACCGCACGTCGATGCGAGGGTTCAGCCGCGACGCGCGACCAGAGAGCCACGTCTTGCTCCTTGCGCTGTTGTTCGCCGGGTAGGTCCTGAGCGTACCGTACGTGACGGTGGGGCGCCAGTGCGTGACACGGTGGCGCGACCGCCTGACTTGGTCGGCCGGGCGAATGCGAGGATCAGCGCGTCAGCGTCGTCCGGCGA